TACTCTAACAGCGTTATGACAACGGCTCATCCATCGGATGAGTGTCGCGTTCATAACCTTGTACCTCGAAACGTCGTTGGTGTTTCAAGTACACTGTTACGTGATATTGCACCCCTCCCGGATCTGGGAGAGTGTGCGCAGCAGAAAACAGGGCTAACTCCCCCTTCTCGAAGAAGGTTTGGGGAGGATCGACCTGAGGATCTAATGACAAGGTCAGCTGAAAATCTCGTATCTGAAGTCCTGCGTCAAGTGACGCAGGGCTTGGAGGCGAAAGCTTCCAACATCTCTGTCATAGAATCATTAGTTTGGATTTTCGTTTCGATTCGGTCTCGGTGCCAGAACTGGTACCCGCCAAAGCGATTCAAACGTTTAGTAAGAAGTCTCCGAGAGACTTTACTCAGACTCCAACATTTTTCTAATGAATCCTACCAAGAGTATTCGTATGCTAAATACTGGTTGGATGTCCTGCTGTGTAGAATTGCAAACGATCCTTCGCTCCCTGAGCGGAAGGAGTGGAACACAATTCCTTTGTTCTCCGGTTATTGTAAACGCGTTATTGACAAATCTGTCCATCGAAAGTCCCGTCGGGACATAGAGTTCATCTATTCCCTTCAAAAGGGTTCGAAGAAGATTTGGCTGAATATGGAGGGTCCTGTCCTGTTGGACAAAGACCTAGACTATGCGAAACGTCTTCAGACACCCAGAGGTGTCTGCTCCACCGACATGTGCGAAGCTATCTCTAAGTCAACATTAGAGGTCTTCGCAGGCATGCAGCAGCAAGCGTTTACAGGTTCGATACCTTCAAATCGTGCGTGTTGGGAAAAGTCCGTCAAAGATGGCGGAGCACAAGCCCTTTTTCACCCACTAAGGTTACCGATAACCGATGCTTCCATTCCTCTAGTCTTTATTCATCCCAAGGGGGATAAGACTAGTGATAGAGAGCCTCTCTCCTTTGTTCGACCTGAACGAGACGGAGACCGCCTCCCTGCAATTCCCACTGCAGAAGTGGTGGATAACAAGACCCACGTTGCGCATGTGCGCACGAGCGAATGGGTCAACCATGACTTCCCTCTGGAAGTGATGGACGTTCCTGTGCAGTTTGGTAAATTGCGCGAGATGAATCACAACCTTGAATGCTTCCTAAAACAGACCTCCGTTGAGGCGTTTGAGGGAGCTAGACAAGAAGCTGATAGACATTCTCCGAAAGTTACAACTCCAGGTTATCCTGAACTCACCTGTCAGCGTGCTGCCCGTGTAACGGAGCCCGCTAAGGTACGGTACGTATCCTGTATGTCCGGATATGCCTCTACCGCATTAAGACCACTTCAACGAGAAATGCTAAAATGCTGGAAACACCGTTCTGAATCGACTATGCTGGAAGATGACCTTCTTCAAGCAGTTCGTGATATCGACGAAAATGTTCACTTTTCTTACTTCTGTAGCGTTGATTATGAGGCCGCGACTGATCTCCTGAACCGGGATGCATCATATCGCGTGTTGGGTACACTCCTCCAAATGGGAGTTCCCACTGTAGACCTTGCTTGGGCTTCCTTTGGCCCGGGAGTTATGGTCTTGCCTGAGGGGGACGAGATTGTCCATCTTGAGGGACAGCTTATGGGACATGTCCTGAGCTTTCCAATGCTTTGTGTTATTAACCGAGCCGTTTATGTGTTGACAATTAAACGCTGGCGCGATGAGGCTCCGAAGGAGCTCATCCTTTTCCACAGGAAAGGCCAAGCGAAACATTGGTTGACGCGTAGCTCAATCTTCAAGATCTTGAAGAAGTACGTGAAAATAAATGGTGATGACATGCTATTCAAGTGCAATCGTCGTTTGTATGAAATATTCAGACAGACAAGCTCTGAAGTTGGTTTCAAACTGTCACAGGGTAAGAACTACCTGTCATGTGATATGTGTCTTATTAACTCGCAGCTCTATTTCCGCCACAACGGGGCAATGGAGCGGAGGGGGTATTTGAACCTTCAACTGGTGAAGGGTACCTCGAGTAAGAAAGGAGAGAGCAGTGCGACTCCATCGGATGTGGGCGCATCTTTGAACAAGATGTTCCACCAATGTCCATGGACGCTCTGTACTATTCACGCGGCACTTGATGCTGCAGAACGGAAGTTAGTTCCTACTACCGACCGTCTCAAGTTTATTGGACGTAACCGCTCTTGGTTCGCTCATGTTGATTTGGGAGGTTATGGAATTGACCCCTGTTTTGCTCCCCCGGATTGGCAACCGACTCGTGAACAGCGTATGCTTGCTGCTATGATGCACTCAATGTCATGGCTTACATCATACTCTAAGTCAAAACTTTCACCACGCATGGTGAAGTTTATACATAAGTTGGTACCAACTTATCTACGTCGTTATAGTGGTCCACCTACCTCAGCAGGTGACTACCCCGGCGGACTTTCTCTCATCGAACTCAAAGATAATGAGTGGTTCTCACGCCTACTTTTCATGTGTCAGGCGGCCGCTCCCCCGTACGAGGGTGATATTTCTTCTATTGTGCTTAAGGCCTATGCGAAAGACCATCGATTGCATCCTATGTCCATAAAGAAGATCAAGGCATACCAGCCTCCAACCCATTACTCTTCAATTCCTCCTGTCTGTCCTCCTCTTAGCTCCATGAGGTTCCCACAATTCTGCCCTCAAGTGTATGGTAGTCTCTCTCAGATTACTGATCTCGGTGATATTGATCCACTTCATCAATAGAATCCACTTGGCCCTGAACAAGGCCTAAAACTATTCCACTTGTCCGACACCGGCATCCTGCATTGGCAGTTAAGGCGTAAGATCGGTCACGTGTGTTTCAGTTAATAGAAGGTCAACAGACAATGGGCTCATCTCCCTTTCTATTAAAGAATTGTAACAACTCATGCAACGCTCTCAGAAAAAGAACGTCTCTTCAACCGCGTCCCCCGGATCGCGCGGAAAGAGTAAAGCTAGATCCTCCAATCCTCGTCCCACCAAGCGCGGGAAGGTTGGCGTCACACTGCAAGGTCGACCCTCTGCTTTCAATCGTGACCCACTTCCCGCCGCATTCTCTTTCTACAACACCGACCCCACATGGTTGCGTATGGAAGGTAAAGTGTCCCACCCGGAACTGGGTGGTGGAGTTCGCATTGCCGGCCGCCAGCTGTTCTGCTCGGTAACCACAACTGCGGGTGACTCTCAGCTCTTTGTTGCAAACGGAGCTACAGTCGCCACAGCCAACACCGTTCTGGTCAGTCCAGACCAGATGAATGGTAAGCTCGCACTCCAGGCTCGGAATTATGATCGCTACGCTTTCAGAAAGTTAGCTTTCGAATATGTTCCCCGAATCCCGACAACACAGGTAGGTTCCTTCGCAATGGCTTACGTTGCAGATCCCAACGCAGGAAACCTTTTCCCAACCTTCGCTTCAATCACCAGTATGTGCCCTTGCATTCAGAGCTCATTCCATGGTGGTGGTAGGCGGATTATGCTCATGGCTATTGATGACATGAATAATCCCCGCACCTACTTCACGCTAACCGACGCCCTCACTACGGTTAGTCTACGTTCCACAGTCCAAGGAACCTTGTGTGGAGCCCCTGATGTGTCCAGCATTGGTGCTGTCAACATGGGTTTCATCTACGTAGACTACCTGATAGACCTCTATCAACCAACCCTGGATCAGGGATTCTCTCTCCGTCTCACGGAGGAAGAGAATGAGTCTATCCTTAAAAAGAGAAGGGACAAAGCCGCGGCGATCCCGCCCTTGTCCCCAACTGAAGAGATCGGTCAACTTCAGTTGCGCTTGCAACAGCTTAAGAGCCTGACGCACTAGTTCTAGCTAGAATGATTCTATGAACTCATTGACTAAACTCTTCACAATCCACAATAAAGGAGCAAAAGATCTCCATAGGTGCATATTGTGTTGAACATGTCACTGAGGTGATGTTCAAATGTCTAAC